CCAACAGTCTGGAGATTCGCTGTCCTCAACCTTGCTTGGAGATAAAAATGGCACAAATCGATGAAGTTGTAGAGGACATGGATCAAGAAAAGGCATGGAAACAAAAATACGAAAAAATGCCGTACAAAGACATCGCCGCCAGAATGTTGGAATTGCGCGACCAGATCGCAGAAGCCGAAAACACCGCAAGCGCCCTCAAAGCCGAACTGGATGTAATCCGGATCAAAGTTGTTCCTGTCCGGTACGCCAACGATGGTGTAACGTCCCAAAACTTTGCGGGCATTGGCCGGCTCGGTCTGACCAAAGACGCGTATTGCACACAAAAGCCGGACAAGAAAGACGAGCTGTTTGTGTGGCTCCGTGACAACAATTTCGGTGACCTGATCAAGGACACCGTTAACCCCTCATCCCTCAAGTCGCTCGTCAAAGAGTTAGCAGAGGATGACCAATCGCGGGAGGTGGAGTTTACCCCCGGCGAGGACGCAGACGAGGCAGAGAAGACCAAATTCGATCAGATCAACGAATTGGTCAACTATACGCCTTTCATGCGCGCAGCAGTAACCAAAAAGTAACCCTTCGACTCATCCGAGTCTAACATATATCTGAGGAATCATCAAGATGGCCGGCAAAAAAGTGGCAGTAACCGAAGCACCGAAAGACGAAGAAATGTTCAGCAACAACATGCCCGATCACGTTCAGGCCGATGGCCGGCGCGGCAGCGAGGGGGTGACTACCGATGACATGTCACTTCCCAGGATGTCTATCATCCAGGATTTGTCGCCTCAACGCAAGAAATCCGAAGATGCTTACATCGACGGTGCCGAAGAAGGCATGATCTTCAACACCGCCAGCAACAAACTGTTCCCGGACGGCAACATCACCGTTATTCCGTGTTTCTTCCGTGCGGAATACGTGGCGTGGAAAGACCGCCAAAAGGGCGGCGGTTTCGGCGGGGCGTTCTCGACCGAGGAACTGGCGGAACAATGGATCGCAGAGCAAGAGGACAAGGATGATTGGGGTGTATCATACACGCACCAGCATTTCTGTATCATGGTGTACCCCGATCACACCGAGGAAAAAGCTCACCTGGAAGACGTTGTTATTTCGATGTCCCGCTCGCAGCTCAAACCGAGTCGCAAATGGAACACCCAAGTACAACAGTCGTCCGGCGATCGTTTCTCTCGCGCCTATAAACTGTCTGTAGTTTCGGACAGAAGCCCCAAAGGCGATTTCTACAACTGGTCCGTCAAGCAACTCGGTTACATCCCCGAGTCGTTGTACAAGCGGGCTGAGGCGACTTACGAGGCCGTCAAAGCCGGGCAAAAAGACGTATCCCGCGACACCGAACGTGCGGAGCGGGTCGACGCGTCCGACATGTAACACCGCTGTACCGGCCCTCTTCGGAGGGCCATTCTAATACCCTCCTTTGAGGACAACGAAATGTCATATGACAACAGCTTACGCGGTGCTTTGTTTGTCAACAACGACAAGCGCAGCGATAATCACCCGGATTACAAAGGCAGCATCGAGCTGGAAGACGGCGAAGAATATTGGGTTTCGGCCTGGATCAAAACGGCGAAATCCGGCAAAACTGCAGGAAAACAGTTCCTGTCTTTGGCGCTTACCCCCAAAGATGACAACGCCAGTTCCGGTAAGCAGGTCAATCGCGCCCCCGCATCGAGTCAAGGCTCCGACTTCCTGGCGCAAAATCAAGCGAATATCAACAGAATCCGTGAACAAGCGGCGCGAGGCAACCCGCCACCGGAAGACGATTTCAGTGACGATATCCCGTTTTAGCTGTTGAGAATAAAAAGATGTCGATTTTCGACCGCAAGCAAGTTGGTGCAGATACAGAAACCACGGGCCTTGTCTACCCGAGACACAAAGCATTCTCCGTGTCGCTTGCAACACCAAACGGCGACACCGAATTCATAGACTTTCGGTCAGATGCCAGCCATATCCCAGCATTGCAGCGGGACATTAACCGTTCCCGCTGTTTGTATGTTTTCCATAACGCGCAATTCGACGTCAAGATGCTGAAAGCAGCAGGGCTTGATGTCCCGCTCGACCGAGTGGATTGTACCGTAGTGCGTGCCTGCCAGATCAATGAGCATGAAGGCAGCATTTTTCCTTGGACCCGTGGCCGTGCCGGGTCATACCAACTGGAGGACCTTTGTCAGAAGTACCTGGGCGAAGGTAAAGAGGAACCGTGGGAGGAGCTTGCAGCGATATTCGGCGGCCCAGCCACCAAGAAAGGTCAGATCGAAAACCTGCAATACGCACCGGCAGAATTGGTGCGGCGCTATCAAGACAAGGATGCGATTCTTGCGATACGGCTATGGATGTGGCAGGAAGATGAAATACGGCGCCAAGAGCTACGAGAAATCACCGACTTTGAGCGCAGTTTGCTTCCTACTTTGGGCCGGGCCGCCATGCGCGGAATTCGTGTCGACGCCTCAGCCGCCGAAGCGGCGATAGATAAGCTGACTGTGGTGATCGACGAGAAGCAATCGTCGTTTGATCGCGAAATCGGCATCAACGGGTTCAACGTCAACAGCGCACCGCAAGTCAAAAAGCTATTCGATCCGGTACAGTTGCCATCAGGCACCTGGATATCGAACAGGACCGGCTCCGAGCTTGGCACTGCAAAATCTGGCGGTCCGTCACTGACTGCCGAAATCCTGGACAAGATGGATGACCCGATCGCCAATAGCATTATAGAAATCCGGTCCATGATCAAAACTCGCGATACATTCCTTGCGGGTCACGTGCTAGGCCATATGGTCGGTGATCGGGTGTACCCTACCATTAACCAAAGCAAGGGCGAGGACGGCGGCACGAGTTCGGGCCGGCTGTCGTATCAAGGCCCGGCCATGCAGCAGATTCCGAGCCGAAACAAGAAGATTGCCGCCATCGTGAAGCCTATCTTCTTGCCGGAAGTCGGGCAGGTATGGCTATCAGGCGACATGAACTCATTTGAAGTGCGCGTGTTCGCCCATTTGGTGTCTTTGTATAATGCGGCACTCCAAGACATCTACGCCAACAATCCTAAGATGGACTTCCATCAATGGGTGGCAGACCTCATGGGCATCCCCCGCAACGCCACCAAACAGGGCGAGGCGAATGCCAAACAGATTAATCTGTCCATGATTTTTAACTCAGGCAAGGGCGCCATCGCGCACAAACTCGGGCTGTCCTGGGAGTGGGCTGAGTTTACGGTCACCAGTGGACGCGAGAAAGGTAAAGTGGTACGCTACCGCAAGCCCGGTGCAGAGGCTATATCAATCATTGACCAGTACCATGTTAAGGTCCCAGGAGTGGCGACTCTGGCAGACCGGGCCAAGATGATAAGCGAGGACCGGGGATACATCAAGACCTTCACCGGTCGCCATCTTCGCTGCATCAACGGATATAAGTCTTACAAGCAATCTGGACTGTTGATCCAGGCCACGAGTGCAGATTACAACAAGATGATGTGGAAGGGGATTGAATCAGGATTAGAACCGCTGGGCGGCACGATTGTGTTGAATACACACGATTCGTTCGATACGAGTGTCGACCCCGGCAACATACGTTCATCATTCAAGGCAATGCAAGCCGTGGCACATAGTCTGCCGTCGCGTGTGCCGTTGCTGATGGACTTGAACGGAATAGGCACCAATTGGTGGAATGCTGTAAAACCTAGGAAAGCCGCAAAATGAAAATCGACTTGGCAGAGATACAACAGATACAAGCCTGCGAAAGTCGGAATGAAAAAGTCTATCGGGCAGCGATGTACTACGTATCCCAGGGACTCCCGATCATACCGATTCCGGCAGGGCAGAAGCACATAAACAGCTCATCAATTTACACGTCTATGTGCTCGGCCAGAGCATCTAAGATCGAAGAATGGTTTGACCCGATCAAAGGCAAGTACCGTGGCTACAACATTGCTTTGGGGTGTGGAGACTATTACGGAAAAGGCGGCATCTTCGCTATTGATGTCGACAACAAATACCAGAAGAAATACGGCAACGAGAAGTGGGGACACGAAGCATGGAAAGCCCTGCTGGATGAGCACGGCGAAATGTACGGGCCAATTCAGCGTACGCCATCCGGAGGCATCCACGTGCTGGCCATGTGGCGGACGAACCTTACCCCCTCTCAGAACAAGATCGGCCTTGGTATCGACACACGTGGCGGAGTCGATGGCAAGATATCTTCTCATATCATGGCGTGGCCGTCTGTCGTCGACGGCATAGAGTATGAGTGGGAGCGCGGAGGCGACATCGCTGATCCCCCGCCATGGGTCGTTGATGCCATGGGGGTCGCCTGGACCAAACAGATGACCGCTGCAGCGGGCGGGCGCGGCAACGAAATGGTCGGCGCAGAGGACACAGAACTGCTTGTGCCGTTGCCGAGGGCTGCAGAACTGCTAGCTACCATCAACCCCGATGATTTGACGTACGACGAGTGGTTGCGGTGCGGTCAGGCCATCCACAGCCAGCATAGCGGCAAGGATGGCCTTGATGTATGGGATGAATGGAGCCAGAAAGGCGAACGGTATGTGTCGGGTGAATGCTCCATTCGATGGGATAAGTTTAAGGAGAACGGCCCTATCCGCATGGGGACCCTGTTTTACATAGCGCAGAATGCCGGCGCGGCATCCAAGATGACCGTAGAGGATGCAGGTTCTGAGGAAGGGATGCTGGTTGACCTGATTGACGAATACAACAGCCGCTTCGCTTTGGTGCTCACAGGAGAGCAGGCAAAGGTAATCAAAAAGGAGCCGGTGCCGGATTCGATCCAATACCAGTTCAACCTGTACAGCATCGACGCATTCAAGGCTTTCTATTCCAACGATACGGTCATAGTGCAAGACGCCAAGGGCAACCCCAAGCCTGTGCGAAAATTCGACATGTGGATGGCCAGCACCCGGCGCCGGTCCTTCGACGGCATGTTGATGCACCCGGCCAAGGACAGGGTAGTAGAGCTGGGTGATATGCAGTACCTTAACACATGGGCCGGATTCGCTGTCCGCTCGGTCCCCGGCGATTGGTCGCTGCTGAAAGAACATATTATGAACAATCTGTGCTCCGGCATAGAGAGCCATTACGAGTGGCTGATGGATTGGATGGCGGACATGTTTCAAGACCCGGCAAATCCCAAGGGGTGTGCTGTGGTCCTTGGCGGCATCGAGGGCGCGGGCAAGGGCACGCTGGCCAATGCGATTGTCAAGATTTTCGGTATCCATGGCAGTGTGATTTCGAACGGCGATCACCTGACGTCCAGATTCAACAGCATGGTCATGGATTCCGTGTTCTTGTTTGCGGATGAGGTGATATACGCCGGCAACCACGAAGTTGCGAACAGACTCAAGGCAATGGTTAGCGAGAAGACCAACACCAAGGAGCGGAAATTCGGCGATATGAAAAAAGCCGATTCGTTCTTGCATATCATGATGGCCACCAACAACGATTGGAAGGTTGCAGCCGGCCCGGAATCGCGCCGCTGGTTCGTCCTGGAGACGACATCAACCGTAGCCAACGACCGCGAGTATTTTGGCGATATCAGCCGCCAGATGAATAACGGCGGCTATGAAGCGATGCTGCATGAGTTATCGACGCGCCAAGTGATAGCGAACCTTCGTTATGCTCCCGAAACTGCAGAACTGCGCAAGCAGCGTACGATGATGCAGGTACAATCACTAAACGATTCGTTCCCGGCGTGGATGGCTTACATCGTCGATTCCGGCAATCTTGGTGTGCATGACGCAGAAGCCAACATGAGCGACAAGGGCTTGGATTGGCCGGAGAAGGTCGACAAAATCCAGCTATGGGAAGCGTATGCCGAATGGAGTAAGAAATATAAACAGCGGGCAACGGTTATGTCAACAACGCTGTTCTATCCAAAGATGTTGGCCCTTGATTTCAGAGAGGGTCCGCGCATAAGGTCCGGCAACAGCCGTATAAGGACGTTTTTAGTTCCATCTTACAACAGCCTGTGTACCCTAGTTGAGAAGGTGTACGCAATTCAAAAACCAAAGGACGAGGATGAGTGAAATGAAAAAAGTAGATATGATCGTAGACCTTCAATTCGGCAGCACCGGCAAGGGCCTAATCGCCGGCTTCCTGGCGGAAACTACGATGTACGACACCGTTGTGACATGCAACATGCCGAATGCCGGCCATACGTACATCGATTCCAAAGGCAACAAAATGATCCACAAGGTGCTGCCCAACGGCATCGTGTCGCCGATGCTTAAATGCGTCATGATCGGGCCGGGTGCTGTGTTCAGCGAAGACCGGCTGCTGTTCGAAATCGATCAAGCCGTTCAATTCGGTTATCTCGGCAGTGATGTCCGTATCATGGTCCATCCGAATGCTACCGTCCTGCTCGAAGAACATACGGAAGCGGAACGCCTGGGCCTGTCCGGCATCAGCAGCACTATGCAGGGATCGATGGCCGCCATGATTCACAAGATGGCCCGTCCTTTGACCGATTCTCCAACAGCCGCTGCCAAGTTTAATCGGTACGTATGCAGCCATCAAGAGTGGATGGACGCCCTGACCAACGCCGACAGCATTTTGGCAGAAGGGTCCCAAGGTTACTCCCTTGGTATCAACACGCAGTTTTATCCGTATACGACCAGCCGCGACTGCACACCAGCCCGATTCCTGTCCGATATGGGCATCCCGCACAACATGCTCAGAAAGGTTATCGGTACCGCCCGCACTTTCCCGATCCGGGTAGGCAATACGGAGGACGGGTTTAGCGGCCCATGCTACGAAGACCAGGAAGAGACATCCTGGGAGGCGATCGGCCAAGTGCCGGAAACTACCACAGTCACTGGTCGCATTCGGCGGGTATTCACGTTCTCTTTGCAGCAGATCAAAGAGGCATGCTTCCATTGCGCTCCGGACGAAATCTTCTTGAACTTCGCTCAATACCCGTCCTACCATGACTGCATGGTCTTGGTCGACGAGATCGAGCAGGAAACAAAAGTGCCTGTTATGTTCACCGGCTGGGGTCCTGCTCACGGCGACATATCCATCGGTAATCGGGGCGCCTAACATGTTAAAAGTTGATAGCGATATCAGAAGCATTACCGCCACCGTCCAGTCATGGTGCGACGAGGTATATCCGGAGCGCACCAAAGAGGACATGATAAAGAAGCTCATGCAAGAGTTCCAAGAGCTTTCTGACAAGCCTCTCGACGGCTGGGAAATGGCTGATATCGCTATCATCATGTTCGACTTGGCGAATCATTTGGGATTCGACTTACCTAAACTAATCCATCACAAGATGGAAATCAACAGAAAACGCTCATGGAAGATCGAAGAAGGAGTGCTGCAGCATGTCAAGAATCAATGATCTAATCAGGGCCGGTAGCGTTAAGCGCTTCCATATCGTCAACACCTCCAGAATCCAGACTCTGGCGGATCACCAATACGGGGTCGCGGTCCTGGCCGGCGAGATCGCGAGTCGTCTCGGCCTGGGAGGCCCCGCCGTGGCCTCTCTCGTGGCCGCCGCGATAGTCCACGACTCTGGGGAGTCCCGAAGTGGCGATATCCCGACGCCCGCGAAGAAGAAGCTCCGGAGAGCCTTCGGCGCTAAGTTTGATGACCTGCTTGCGGAATTCGACGTTCCGATGGATGTCGATGCCCTTGGAAGAACCATCATCAAGTGCGCCGACTACTTGGAATCGATGATATTCCTCGAAGAGCACCAAGTAGGGCGCCATGCCAACGCTGTGATGGTTGACATCATGGACGATGCAGGCGCATTTTTTGGCGCAGCCGGCGAACCTGGACGTATATCCAATCAGATTTGGTCTGAGTGGCAAAACGCACGATACGAGTTCTAATCATGACGGAAAAGGTTCTGTGGAACACAATCAAGGATGCGATCGGTCATATAGGCCATTTTGACAGGATCGAATCGCACGCCACTTCCCAGGGCAGGCCCGATGTTAACTACTGCATCGACGGCCTGGAGGGCGACATCGAACTTAAGGTGTTCGACAAAAAGAAAGGGGGTTTTGTTCTGCGGGCCAACCAGAATGCATGGTTTTGTAAACGAACGAAGGCAGGTGCGGTCAGGGCTTTCATCCTGGCCCGCCATGCTGATGATTTTGGCAACAAAACATATCTACTCATACACGGCAGAGCAAGCCGCACTTTGATTCACGATAGGAGTTACGAAGGATGGGCCAATCAGGCGATGATAGTTTGGAAGAACGTCCCGGACTGGATGGAGCTAAAGACCGCGCTTCTCGCAACGGGCTGACTGAAGGCAAGCCCCAAATGAGCCTGATATTCGAATTCGGGCTTGCTTTAGAAGGCGGCGCCAAAGCGCTGGCAGAGGGAGCCGCTAAGTACGGACGCGGCAACTGGAGATTGGGGATGCCTCAAAATGAGATATTGGACTCAATCGGGCGCCATTTGATTGCTTTAGCGTCCGGCGAAGAGATTGACGAAGCGAGCGGGCTGCCCCACGTTGACAAAATCTTCACCAATGCTCTAATGCTGTCGCAATACCATCACATGAAAAAGCTTAGTACGACAGCTCAGACAGACGCTGCCGACAAGCCTGCAGTTTAGCTAGTTCGTCTCGGATGCCGTCGCGGAGGGCGTAATAAGCTGGTCGAGCAGCAGAATCAAGTTCGGCCCGTTGCCCTCCTCCATTATCCACGCCGGGGGCGGTGACGGTTTCGGGCAGGCCGGGGCACTTTGCATAGACGAGCAGCCGCTTACGACCAGCATCGACATCAGCACGCTGTATCTGATCTTGAATCTTTTCATGTGACACTCTCGACAGGATTTCCAGATCGGCGGCAGCCAGTTTAGCGTCCTTCTTTCGAAGTTCTTCGTTCGCATCCAACAACTTGTTGGCCGCCGTAAGTTTTATCTCAGACACTTGACCATCGCAACGCCATTTCATCGGCACTGCGCCAACGACAACACCAAAGAGAAAAACCACTCCATATTTCAGCCACGGGTCCATTGTATCATCCCTCCTGTGCAGTGATGCACCTTGAATAGCGCTCCCCTTGGCGAGTCCATACGCCCTTGCACCCTTGCGGCCCCCAATTTTGAGGCAGTTTGCAATCCCGGCCCCCTTGGAACCGCCATTTAAGCAGCGATTGGCATGCTGAAAAATACTCGCCGACCAGTAGCGATTTGCGCATCGAACTGCCGCGCCAGTTGCCGATACCGTACTGACCAACGAAATCCAAATAAAGGTCATATTCCTCTTGATGCAGTTTTACGCCGGGGAGGGATGCGCGAAACTGTTTTTCGTCTTGGCTCATCAAATTACGCGCCAACTGCTCGGCTCGTTTCTTGGTGATGTCCGGGTCAGTCATCTTGACCTGGGTGCCGTCTTCATACCGGGTCGACCCGTACCCGACTGTCGGCACATCGCCCTTAGTCGGGACGTAGGGCTTCAAACTCAAGCCCTCGCCGGCAAACCAAATAAGAACAGCGGCAGCACTGGCCGTCAACGTGCCAACAGCCGCACGCGGAAGGTTGATTTTCATTCGCTCACCTCCGGAACGTCTGCAGCGCGACGCTGATAGGTGGATATGCGTACATTGGTTTCGCGTTCTTCGCGCGCATCCCTGCGCCATTGGAAAAAGGTGCTGACCACCAAACCGAGCAATGCCACTACGATACCGCCAATCGTTATCCAATCGACCGAACCCAAGATACTGCCACCGACTGCAGCGGCACTGCCTCCTATCGTTGTTTTGTCTGCTATGCTAATACCAACAGACTCCACCCCAGCATTCACCACCCGCTCTTTCAACTGCATTTTACACCCCTGAATTGGTCAGCCTGATTTTATTGTTTAGCTTACGAAGACTATAGCCGGCAATTCCGCCAACATGTCTTCGATGGTTGGCATTTCACGTTCGCCGTTCTGCACAAGCTCCAATTGAGCGTAGCCGTATTCCCACACATAAGACCGCCATCGGCGGAATGCTCGGCCTTCTTCTTGGAATTTTACAACCACCGGCTCATCAGCATAGGTTACGGCAGTCTTGATATCATCATATCCGTAACCTTGCGCAGCTTCGTCCATATGCGCCTGGATGGAATCGATGAAAGACTTTGTGATTTCTGCAACCGTTGGAGGCGGCGGGCCGTTGAAACGAATAGTGCCGTCATTGTCGATCGATACGGTCATGCCGGTCGACAAAGCCTCCAACATAGCAGTATATTGCTCGTCAGTGATTTCGATAGCATCCCACGGGATTTTGCAATCCGGATTCGCCACTTCGACAAGCGGCGGTTGAATAGTCCAATCGTCGACGAATATTGTCGGAGTCGTGTTGTCTTCGTCCGCATCGTATGCCGGATTGGCCACTTCGATTTGCGGCCATTCAAACGCCGGGTCGACCGCAGATATCAGTCGCGGGCCGTGGATTTCGAAATTGTAAAAACCGCCTGTTGATTTTGAATAAAACATAATAATCACCTGCATGCTATGGGCAATTGTGCCAGAATAGTTAGTAGCCGACTACAATATATTGGATTGGCGAAGCGGCTGCGCGCACACCTGTGGTGCTGATCCATACATCATATACGACGGTCGTTGTGCTGATACTAGTCATACTAACCACATGTGATGCACCGTTTTGAATGGCGTAGCCGTGCAGCCCGCCAGTGGGAAATGCTATCGGTAAAGTCGCGGGACAGTTGCCGGGAGAGGTTCCTACTGATGTCGCGCTACCCCATTGGATAATCAATCCGCTCGGAAGTTTTTGATAACCGTTTGGGGACAACAGCGAGAAAAAAGTAGAACCAAACGACGCTTGCCGCGATCCGCCGGTCGCAAGCCATGTAGAAGCACTTACAGCCGTCAATGTCAATGTTTCGCCGGGAGGTACTGTGACGCTTGTTACGCCCGCATTTGACCCTACCGTAAACGTATTCGCCGCAGCACGGTTTATGGCTATCGGCAAAGTGTTGGCTTGGCCAACTATCGTTATTGTTGTGCCTATCAACACTGTTGACGCATCCGGCATAGTTACCGTATAACCGCTGCCGGATAGGCCCAATACTTTGCCGGCTGCCGCTGCCGTCAAAACTTGAGCGCTCGACACGAACATATAATCACTAAGATTACCGGCGGCACGTTGCACAAATGCGGTGGTAGCCAACGACAGATCATTATCGAACTGCGGAGCAGTGATGCCAAGGGATGCGCGCAATGCATCGCCCAGCCAAGTATTTAAGTTGGCGATTGTAGACTGGTCGGTTACGTTATTTGCTTGATTGGCGGCTATGAATTCAGCCAAAGCAGATGCCATCACCGTAGATTGGAGCAATGCTTTATTGTTGAAAGCAGAACGAGCTATGCCGGGCTGCTGGCCGCTGAGTCTCTGCACATCCGCCAAATAAGCTGCCTGTGTGTCTACGTTTGCACCGACACCTTGTGCAAACGGTAGGATTTCGCTTGTAGCCATGATGATTGTCCTTCTTTATGGTGTAAGAATTTTGCCCCATACCCCGATGTCCCATCCAGCCAAGGCCGCGCTTGCGTCAGCATCCCAGGCAAATAGCGGAGCATCGGTCGGGCCGATCGCATAGTAATTGACCCTTACTCCCATCGGTTTCAGGGGTATATAACCTCCGACCAACAGCGCCTGGGTCACGGATGACAGTACAGTGCCGGCAACGCCGACTGTCATAGTCATGTTTTGATTATCTTGGATTAGGATCGAAGAATCCGCGAAAACAGTTTCCCATATCCGATATGCTTCCGGGATGGTACCGTCCCAAGAGTTTGCCGCGATTTTAGTCTTGATCAGGATGCGATAGTCGCTGTCCGGCAGAGATACCAAGCCGGATACTGGATCAAATGGGCCGATCCAGGTGCCGAAATCCCAACCCTCGGCCTCCAGGCCGTCCCATGTGAAATAAACGCCTGTTAGCGGCGTGTTGAGATATCGCGACGCACCGACCCATTCGCCGACAGCATCCAACTGCACGCCAACGGCATCGTCTACATCGAACTTTTGCGGCAGACTGGCCAGCACTTCTTGGAGTTGTGCAAACGGAGCAACAGTCAGCGTAACCGTATCGACAAATTTCGGTTTCAGCCGATGCTGACTGGTGATAAGCCCTAAATAATCGTCGACAGTTCTCATATTAGATGTACACAAAGGTGACGTCGGGCATGTCACCCAGCGCTACCTCGTTGAATGCTATAATAACGTTGGCTTCTGCCTGAACACCGGCATTTTTGCCGAGTTCAATTTTTGTGATATCATACGTAGTGCCGGCCTGAGTGCCGGGAAGGTTGGCCGGGGTGTATACCCTGGAGTGGATGACATCATCGCCAATCAGCAGGCCGTTATAAAAGTCGGTCACGGCCTGGGCTATTAAATCTTCGTAACCGGTAGTGTATCCCTGCAGAGCCTTCAAGGTTATTTTGGTGGTGATGGTGGCATTGGTCGGCCTGAAAAAGTTGATGACATTCAGCAGGTCGTATTTGTCATAGGTGTCGACGCTGGTCGTACCGTAAGTGGCGGTTCCAGGTGTCTTCTTTCTGGCGATCGTGTCGCCGATTTCTTGAACATCCCCGCCTTCGACGACAATTGCGATGCTATGTTCCGGCAAGCCATCTGCATCCGGCGCATCAGTGTCGTTTTCGTAGGACCGATATCGGGTCACATCATCAAGGTCTGCTATGGCGCCGGTCAAGCCATCCAGTACACTTAGCGACGGCAACGCTGTAGATACTCGTTGTCGAGCGCGAAGCTCAGCGTTAGTTTCTACAGGGTTCCCGGCGACCGCTGCCAGAGGGTTATTGATAGTCTGCCAGCCGCGTGTTGGGGTAGAAATTTTTACAATTGTGCCGGCGCCAGCTTGGATAGCACCAAGAGTGGCGCACGTGGCATTTACAGTGATTTCGCCGGATATTGGAATGATGACCGATCCCGGCAGCAGCCATTTTACGCCATCGATACCCTCCCCAGCTCCGTCCGTGATTTCGGTGCCAACTTGGCCGACGATAACCACATCCACATTCGAAAACGTAGGAGCATTACGGGCGATGCCGTTGATCTTGACGTTACGGGACAGCGCATCGCCTAGAGCTGTTGATGGTGAGAAGCTGTTGTATATTGCAGCACCAAGAGCCATGGTATCATATGCTGCTTGAGCTTGGATAGCCACCCATTGGCCGTCTTGGCTGTCCGGCTCCAAATAAACGTCCGCGCCATAAATCGCGCGATATGACTCTTGGTAATAGGCCAATACGGTGGGGTAGTCGGCATAATGGTATCCGGTTTCGTCCACATACACGAGCTGAGGAATAGCCATTTACAAAACCTCGTTAATTGGCGCAGGGCCGTATATCGTGTTGATTTCGCCGCGCGCCGCGAATGCGCGGGTATCTGGATCGAAGCCGGATTCGTAATCAAGAATCGAATCGACTCCTTGAGTTCCAAGAATGCGCGACCTGATGACCGGATCAGCGGAATCTTTGGTATATTTCCCTAGCACACCCCCCTGATAGGGAGTGCCTTCGTTGATATTCAGGTACCATTCGCCGGACACAAGCCGCAATCGGGTGCCGACTGCCTGGGCGGGGGCCTCCGGAACATCCCGATAAAAATCGGCCTGTTGGTTGCCGAATTGCATATCGTTATCCTGGTCCAGTTTTCTGTATCGCATGCGATCCCCTAGACGGCGTTTGGACCCGGCGTTTTGCCAGCTATCAACGAACCCGTACCGTGGTCGTGTGTGCCAAGGCCGACGCCAGCTTCTGTTTTGACAATAGTTGCAGTTAGGGTGCCGGTCTGCGTCGTATTACCTTCATGTACGATATTGCCTTTGATGATAATACCGGCTTCGGTAATTCGGATATATACACTGCGGTCATCGGTGCGAAGCTCCATACCATCTGTCTGCACATTCTCCAAACGCTTCGGCTGGGATGTCGGACCGAATGAAGCAAAGGCATCACTAAGGTCGTGCATACGGTCTTCGATTGGCGCCTGGATGCCGCCTGATTGCCACCACGCGTCTATGCACCGGCTGGCTATGCTGACCCTGCATTCGTCGCCCGGCTTTATCGGGAAGGTTATAGCAAATCCGCCGGCACGCGGCCACTCTATAGGGACATCGACCAGAAGTGGCAAATTAACTAAAGAGGCAACGCCCTGTTCATTCGTCACCCACCCCCGAATAGCCGGCTGTACCGACACAGTCTGTCTGTCCAGGTCAACGCTTTCGACGATCCCCGGCATGCATGTCCACAGTTTCGCCTGGAGGCCGTCTTGCGCCATGCGCGCGGACTCTTCCGGATCATCGAAAAGCTCTCTACGGTCCATTCAATTAGCCTGCACAGATTTTTTAGATTCAACGGTGGTGTCGATGTCGAGACACTCACCCTCACAATACCAATCGTTGCCTCGTGTGTCGCCTGTGTAAGTCAAGGTGATCACGCGATAAAAGCCATCGGTTTCGATGGTCGCCAAAGTCTTGTCTTTTGAGTCTTTTTTCTTGTTCGTTTTCGGATCGTCAGCAGGTGTTTCGAGCTGACCTTCCGATATATCGTCTTCATTGATCTGCACAGCCCCGCCAACAAGCAGGAACGGATTAAGCAGGCTGCGAAATTTGATGCCGGTATTTGTTTGGGTGGCTTGGCCGATCAGCCCGGTCTTACTATTAAGGACAATGGCTTCATTCGGCAGCACGCCTGTCAGCGGCACTATCTGGAGTACGCCATTTTGTATGGTCCAGGATGCTGCGGACGACTGCGCCGATTGGCGCAGATAATCTCTGGCCATGCCGTACAGCACTTTGCCGCGAGGCAAAGCCGTGGTTTCATCGGTTTCGATGTACCCGGATTCTATGCCTTTCGACCGCATTACTTTGGCGGCAGTTTCAATTTGGTCCCGTTGGGTAGCGCCGGCAGAGATTGTGGCATTAACCACGGCGAAGTTATATGCGGCGTCACCGTCTGCGGCCTGGATTTCGAGATATGTGTCGGTGTTGTTTGTGTCCTTGCCGCGACCGATCCTAATGGCGTTGCCGGAGAATATGACGCCGTAGTTAGACTCATATCCGCCTTGGAGCAATACGCTGTTGAACTCGGATTCAATCTCGTTCATTGTGTTTTTCGAGAGATTGTAAACCTGGATGATGGCGGTGTTTGGAGTCTGTCCATCCGTTTTCTTGATAGCGAACTTGATGCGCTGTTCAGACAAATCCAATCCTTTGCCGGCAGCATTGGACAGCACCAAGTTGCATTTCCGCCCATATTGCGCTTGGCCGGTCATTCTACGTCAACCAAGTAATAGAGATTGGCTTCTGAACCTAAATTTGTTTCGGTAGGCTCTGCGAACTCATCTCCGTCAGTCATCACAACCAGGGCGCCCGGTATACCAAGGTATTCGTACTGTTCCAAAAGATTGGCGCCTGTCACCAACGGAACCGCCATGACTAATGGGTCCGTGGTCACGCCGTCGTAGAAATCCAGCAGCCACCCGCTGTTCTCGTTCCATTTACTGGTCAGAGTCAGTTGCCGCCCGCCCATAACAATGTTAAACGTTTGGGGAACGGATATCAACGGGATGGTGAACAGTTTTTCCATGCTATATCAGGCCGGCTGCTTTCTTAAGGGCCGATTGTCGGCGCGGTTGATCTGGTGATTCTTGTGGCTTTTTCTGTCCGGCTTTTTCGGTGGCCCCCGTGCGCCCCGGTTCTTTCTGGTCTGCCCGTGGCGGTACTGTAGTGACCGTTACGTTTGTGATGATGATTTCTTTCAACTGCATCGAAATCGCCAACACATTGTCCGTGAACCGGTCTGTGGTCACCTTAAGAGATTTAAACAGCATGTTGTTGTAGACGCGTTTCCCGGTAACAACGTCAAACGGAATCCGCGATTCCTGCAATTCTAACATGCGGCGGTATGTTTCGTCAAGTGGCTCCAAAGATTCTGCGGCGCTAAACTGTACGTTCATGCTAAGAGTGGCTGATTTTTTGTAGGCGTGGTCGGTTATCTCAGCGCCGGCCTGGACCGGATGTTCAGTAATGACTAGCTCGTCCTCGCCACTCTCATCGATGGTCAAGTATCTGGTGAACTCCTCGAAACGACGGCGGGGACGAAATACGACCGGCGATAGAATCTGCTGCAGAAAACCGCTCATCGCGCTGCTCCCATCATGTTACGTGCCATGTCGCCGTTAACGCGGGACTGCTGGCCGGCTACTGCCTGACCTACTGCCTGCGGATTGTTCGCCCCGTCGATCGTGATATTCGTTTCTTGATTAACAGTTTGATTGGCGCCCGCTGAATAGCTGGGACTCGGCGCCAGCGCCGCCGGGGCCGACGTGCCGCCACCCCCGAGAGTGGCCGCCGAAGCCACGGAGGAGGCCGGGGAGGCGTCTTCTGACGAGAATAGCCCCGAGAGTGCGGATGCCGCCCGCCCGGCCAGAGAGACCGCTCCGTTGATCTTGCCCATAACACTATCAATGATGGTCATTATCCAGTCGAACGCCGCTGAAAACTGCTCTTTAATCATATTGATCGGAGCGAGGAACACGAAGCTTAATAGATTGGCGAATGCCATAAGAATAGGCGTGAATGGCTCGAACACGTCGACCAAATAGTTGACGAACGCGTCGAATTGCTCTTGTACAAATGCGATTATCGGAGCAAAAAGATTGCGAAACGCCTCAAAGAACGATTCGAATGCAATCTGCAGCGACGATAGTGCTCCTTGGAAATCGCCCCGGAACAAGTTAACCACAGCATCAACAATGGCGAACAGTGAAATAAACCACGAATTCAGGAAATCTTTCAAGCTGCCGATAATAGCCTTGGCAATGTTGATCTGTTCTTCCCATTCACCCCAGGGAATCAGAGAATCGCCGCCCTCTTGCCACGTCATGAAATCATCAACAAGCAACGCAACAGCAGCGGCGAGCGATATGATCATCCCGATTGGGGTGGCCAAAAATGCCAAATTCAGGTATCGCCAAGCAATGGCGACCGCACCCAAGATCAACACCCAATCGTTGGTCGCGCTGATTATGTCCATCACCCAGCCGACAATGGTACTGACCGCCTGACCGGCGCGCATGGCCAGTGTCATAAAAACGTCGGCCAGTGTCAACACGGTAGATATGATCGGCAGAACAATCCGCATTATCTGCGGCAACATTTCAACGACCATCTTACGAAGAGTGTCGAGAGTGCCGGTAAATTTCGACATGAATTTTACGGCGATTCCCTTGCCGACTGCGGCCATGACAAAGCCTAGTTTGTCGACGGCATCCATAAACTTGCTAGATTTTTCAGCCGCTTCGTCTGCATCCAGGCCAACAGCGGCGTAGACCGATTTAAATTCGTCGCGTAATGCGCCTACATCCGTTGTTATGGACTTGATCATCGTCTTATCGATGCCGAGCCGCTCCAAGATCGCGATCTGCTGACCGCGTTCCATGTCTTTCACTGCATCGCCGATTTCATACAGCAGATCGGTAGAATTCTTTAGCTTGCCGTTGGCATCGGTGACACTGATGCCAAGCTGATCGAAAACCTTTTTGCTTCGGCCAATACCAAGAGCCGCATCGCCCGCAGCCCTGGTCAGCCCTTCTATGGAGCTTGTAGCCGCAGCAGCAGAACTGTCGGTGAGCTGTGCTACATAACTTAGTTCTTCAAGCTCACCGACAGCCGAATCTGTGCGGTCTGCCAATTCACCGAGCGCGTCGTACTGCTCGGCGATGTTTTTAGTGAACGCGAATATCGCCCCGGCAACAGCGAACGTGGCAGCACCTAGGGCCGCCACAGTCATGGTAGCTTTGCCTACAACATTATCGAAGTCCATGGCGCCTTCAGTCTGAAGACCTAGGCTGACCAGGAACTCTTTTATGACATCGCCGCTCATGTTCTATTCGCCTCTATAAAACGTGATTCATTCTCATTTTTTACGGTAAGAATGTCGTTCATGTTGGCTATGTCCGCAAGAGAGAGAGTGCCGTCGATGACACTCTCGTACTTACACATTCCAGCCACTACCGGACGCCACAACCAGTCTTCTCCGCTCGGCAGCTCAACCCAAACTACTGGTCGCTTGGTTTCAGGCCTGCTTGGCTCGAAATTGAGTTGAGCACGTTGAAAAAACTGCCGAGATTTGCGACCAAGACGCGGCCAGCAAGTGTCAGCATTTCCGGCATCGTGATGTCGTTAAACATCAATGACTTGCTGGTCGACACCGGCGCCCACCCCAAGCCCTGATCTTGTTTGCGGGTGACAACGGCCAACAGGCCGAAAATCACGTAATCGGCATCTTCATCTGTCATGCTGGCGAGGACATCGGCGATCGCCGGGAAAGCCTTCATCACTTCTTCTTGGCTGGATGCAGCAACGCCTTTATCGATGCCGCCTTTTTTGAATGCGCCGGCCTTTTCCAAGGACGAAATCACCGGCACCATTCCTTTCAGAAATGGTGCCATACGGCGCACTATGTGGAACTGTGCGCGGGCGTCGATGACGCCCGCACGGTACGTGTATCGGCCACAGTTGAATTCGCTCATAATTCAGGAGTCCCGACACCAAGAATGCGGTTAGTGAAGATGGCGTCAAACACCCAGGCATTCATACCGGCTTCCTTGGAGTATGCAAGGTCCGGCGCTTTCTTGAATGCCACCTTTGAAAGGATAATCAGATCGCCACGCCCTAGATCGGTAATGGAAACCGTGTTCTTGCCGTGAAGCACGCTGGAGCTGGTCTGGTAATTGTACATCGCCATCAGCAGTGCGTTAACCGGGCTGGTTTTCAGGAGGTTAACGGTAACGGTGCTGGCTTCGCCCGCTACCAAGGAATGCTGACCCTGGCCACCAGCACCGATCTGCATTATGTTTTTGTCTTCGAGAGGGACGATAGTTATGCCCTCTTCTGCCGCGCCGGCATCGGCAGCAAGGTTGATAGCGCCGCCGGGACCGACAATACCGGCGTTACAATCTAAGAAAGAGTATGTGGACATGGTTCGCTCCTTAGCGGTTTATTTCTAACGATCCCCGCCTTAGCGGTTGACGTCGATGATTACATCCAATTCTTGGAAAGCCCCGGCCAGCTTGATGGCTATTTGGAGCGGCGGAGCAGTACGAGTCTCGCGAATCGACTGGTCTTGCAGAGCAAGCGGCGTCGTGAAGATGTAGTACCCGGTCTTCAGATAATCGCCACGGGACAGCTGGCCGAAACCGTCCGAGTTCCATTGGCCGGGAGCTACTAAGCCGTTATTGACAGCTTCATCGCACGCGGCTGCTGCCGTTGCAATTAGTTGGTTCTGGCCGGGGTCGGTCTGCGGGATTTTGGTCTTGCTTTGATACAGCAAGTTATACTCCGCATTCTGCACCGCATCCTTGAACCAAGACAGGCCATGAATCTCGTCGAAATATGCGCCCGAGCACACAACACCGTATTGGATGATGGCAGTATCGTTGACGTAGTTGACGAACACGTTGCAGTTTTTGGCTTTCAGCGTGTTGGCTTGCGTCTCGTCGATGAACTCCGCAACGATACCGGGTTGCGTTTTGTACATCAGCGTGATCGTCGACCGGTTGGCGTTGAAGTTGACCGAGAACGCACGTCCAAACAACGACGAAATAGCAGCGACGTTCGGGCTATACTGTACGCATGTGCGTTTGTAGCCGAGTGCTTTCAGCTCGCTGGCCAGATCATTGGTTACTTCCGCATCGAGCACATTGGTGTTTGTGATCGTAACGCCGTACATGCGCTCCAAGTCCAGACCTTCGATAAGGCCCGCAACAGCGATTGCTTGGGAATCGGTCGGCATAACAGAAGCGCCGAATGCCAAGCCGAACCAAACAGCGGATTGGTTAGAGAACCGCACAGCCGCCTCTACTGGAGCTTCGGCATCATACCCAGGTACCAAAGGATTGGCCAGAGCAGCCGTACCTTTGAGCATAACGCTGATGTCGGTTCCGGCTGCAGCGGCAGTCAAGAAACTGACTGACGAAGTTTCGCCTGATGTTGCACTGGTAAACACAAAGCGCTCGCCAGTCCACACCACGGTGCCGCCGACAAAACCCGCATCGATGATGGCTGCGACACCGTTCAAGTTGATGGCCGCCGAGAAATCCAGCGCCGTGATGTCGATGCCGGCTGCGCCATCAACAGCAATTTTAAAACTGCCGGCGACAATAGCGGTCCATGTTGCCAACAGCTGCTCAGTGGCGTTCAAGATTCCGCCAACCAACTTACCCGGCAGATCGGTACGCGCCCAACGGGCTGCCATGATCGTTTGCGGGCGCGGGGTCTGGCCGAAATATGCTGCTGCCTGTGCATATTCCGGAGCATTGACGCCGAAAGCTGCTGCGAATGATTCCAGTGTAGCGTACGAGCCATACTGGCCGACATTCAGTACATCGGAATCGCCAGCCACTAGCAAAGTACCGAAACCACGGCGCTGGGCTGCAAGAGGCGATAAGTTTACGGTCGCACGAATGAGACGACCAACAGAAAGACCCTGAGACATGGTTTTACTCCTCCGGGCGCGTGGCCCATCCAATAGACATAGTTTCGGTGTTAATGGTTCCGTTCGCAGCAACAAATGACAACACTGCAAACGTTCTGTCCAGCTGCCTTCTAAAGGTGGCTGTTATATCTGCCCTTCTGTACCATTTTTCGTCTACCAGCTCGCCGGTCTTCGTGATCGCTCCGGAGTAGGCGTACTTCATGCCGACCAAAAATAGCTGTTCCCGGTTCTGAGGTATCTCCAAGCCGTCCCGGAAAGCTCCGGAGTACCGCCCGCAGTTGGGGCCGTAGAAGCTGCACCGGACCACAACATCTTCGTGACGTTGTTGCTTTTGCTCCAGGCCGTCTTCCCTCAATTCGTTGTATGCATACCCGGCTTCGACCTTATCGCTGCTTACCGAAAACCCGCACCAGTCGGTGCCGATGTTTGGCCGCTTAGGCGGATTCGGCTGGAATGCCGGCCTAACCATACTGCCGGGAAGACCAGTCACGCCGACGATTACAGTCTGTATGAAATTTTCAAGCGCCTCGTCGTCGACGGGAGTTTGCGTCGACAGAAGGTAGCCGCCCGTGGCGCTGGTATTAGCCATCAACAGTTTCCTCCGCAACAAAGATCGCCATCGTCCAACCGGCGCCCCAATTCATATAGTCTTCGACGATTCTCCAAGCTTGCCAGCGCCGGTTGCGCCAAACGATCATATCAGCATACGTGCCTTCGCCGGCAACAGACAATTCACCACGATACCAAATACAGACTTTGGAGTTATACTCAGCCAAGTCCGGATATCTGATCAGGATCGATGCTTCCGGCGCCTGGACAACAACGGTTATCGTGCTTGCGGCTTCGGCCAGAATTGTGCGTCCGTCATCGCCAATAGTCTCGGTGCGCTTAATCAGCTGCAACTGATCCGTAAAGTCCGGGTCCGACAGCAGTTCTGTGATATCGATGTCAGCCACGTTTGCGCACCACGTATGTGTATGAGTTGCGGAGTTGGCCAGTCACCAAGAGTGGCTTGGTGCCTTTGAATCCTTTGCGTTCCCTTGCTTTCAGCGTCGATTCAGCCAAAGGTGCGAATCCTTCGCCGGCTGTCAGCGTACCGCGCACACTGGCCTGGGCTATCAGACCCGCCTTATTCAGCGACTTGATGTACTCGCTCTGGCCACCAAGAATCGAATCAGCAGCGCCCTTGGCGATGATATCGGCACACTTGTCAGCAACAGCCTCTACGCCGGGAATAAGCACCGGGCGCGCAGGGATGTTGGCTACAGCGCTGCCGTTCTCCATCAGATACGCAATCTGTGCGTTGTTGATGGGCTGCTCGCCCTTGCGTTCATCGCGGTCGGACGGGACGCCAACAAGGACTTGCGTCGACGCCAAGGCACGTAGGCTGCGCATGATTTCGGTCGTGCGATCTTTCGTCACTTTTACGCCTTTCATACCTGCAAGGCTCCCGCCCCGATCATACGCGACGTGAACAGAAATTGTTTGCCGTAAGACGTGGCGTTCCACAGTCCGGCGTCTTTCATGTTTGTGGCTCCGGTGTCATAAGTCACGGATGCCGATCCTACTTTTTTCGATTGGCGCGGTCCCGACACGTTTCCGGGGGTGCCGCCGCTTGCGCCCGCTGCTGCATTCTGTGCTGCAATGGCGAGGTTATGGGCAACGAACAATTGCAACCCATATGTGTATAAGTCTTGCCATCTGCATTCGATCAGGCTTTTTTCGCCGACTTCCGCCCAAAAAGTGACCATGGCGTCCGGATATTTAACTAAATCGCTAAATTCCGGGAAAGCGGCACGGAATGCTGCTATGTCAAACGCCATGATCAAACTCCTGCTTGTCGGGTTTTATTCTTCGGCCAACAGATAAAGCGGTTCGCCCGACTCATCGTCGAAAAGAAACTCGCCTGCATCGTCGGTCGCCTGGATTCTGTTACCCGCATCATCCAGGGCATAATTTGGCTCTTTCACGCCGCTGTTGGGGAGAGGGCCTTCCTCAACTGCTTTGTCATCCGAATCGTCGACAATGGTCAACTGCTCGGTGTCGACAAAGGCCGCCAAATACCAATGACTCAGAAGAGCCTTGGGGATCTGATGGATGCCGGGAGGGATAGAAAACCCGTCCACAACAATTATGCCCTTCCGTTTATTGTCTACTTTAGCCATGATTCAGTCCTCGAAGATCGGCCCGTTGGGCCGATCGCCGGTTGATGTCGCCGTTAGATGCCGTCGCGGTACAGGACCGTTTCGGGATAAACGAACTCGACCGCACCAAATGCCCAAATATAAGGAGCAATGAAGCGGATGCCTTGGTAGTACGGCGTTTCACGACGCACAGGGACCATTGGGAAACGTACCCGGTCTTCCGCATTGGTATATGCTACCATGCGGTCGGTCGGGCCAACACCACGGCCAGTCAGCCATTTCAACGGCTGGATGTTGAGCGGCTTACCGTTGATGTTGTTGCTGATAGCCATCTGTTTGATGTATTCCAGCACCGACACGTTCGCTTGACCGCTTACCTTGGCCATCGCAATCAGACCGAATTGCGCCGGGGGAATGCGCAGCTCAGCCGGACAAACCGCATAGCCAGTTGCTGCCCATGCCGTGGTCAAAATTTCATTGACCTGTGTCAAGACGACATCGGGGGTGTTGGCCGCAATCGCTGCTGCCCAGGTGCCGCCGACAACGTTACCTACGGCGATTTCCGAGCTGTTGACCAGCCCTTGGTCGCCAGTGAACGTGTCGCCGATATATACCTGCTCGTCGGTGTCCATTTGGTACATATCGTTGAACGCCGACAGTTTGGCGACATCGATGCTTTGGCCGAGCAACTGCGAACGCTCCAGCTCCACACTAGTGTAGCTGATTTCGCGGCCCAACAGACGCAGCGGGGTAACGAGTCGCTCGCCGTTGATGTCAACGCCGGGAATGGCATTGCTATTACCAGACAACCACGGCTTACCGCTGGCTTGCTGGGTGCCGGTGCCGGCAAAGGTCGAGCGAGTGAACGAGGTGGATTCGTTCGCCATGCTGATGCCGGTGCGGAGCTTAATGTCGCGGCCCCAAGTAACCGAAAACAGCGGCTCGTGCAAACGCTGGTCGAAGTTGTCGAGCTGGTTGACGAAATACGCAAGAGTGCTATCCTGCGTACGTGCTTGCCCGTTATCCTGGGTGCGGATACCGCGCGAGGGGGTCCAAATTTTCTTGTTCATGTTTCTTGCTCCTTAAAGCAACGGGTTAACCAGCAGGCTGATTAACGACCTACGCGGATTTCAGTGATGTTGGATGCGTCTTTGCCGTCGACCGACCAGATCACATTGGTCAGGGCAACGCTGTTTACGCCATCGGCGGTGGCCTCGTACTGGCCCACAGGCTTGCCTACGCCACCGTCAACAATGCGGACGTAAACGATACCGCCACGGGCCGGCGTGCCGATGACACACTCGACGTTCACGTAGCCACGGGTCAGGATGCCAACAAACTGTTCGGGCCACGGGCCGCCATCTGCCAGACCTTCGGCAGTGGTGTTGGAGATTGCCGGGGTAAAGCGGGTCACGATGCCGTAGAAATCGGCGGCGACCGATGCAAGACCCATGAGTACGAACTTGCCAGCCGAAATCTTGACCGGTTGACCGAACTTAGTCGGGAAACCGGCTGCGGCCAAGAAACCCGGCTCAACGGCGGACAGGTCCGCACGAGTAATTGCGCCCGCAATACCAGCGGGAGCGCGATAGAGAATCGAAGTGGACATGGTGTTGCTCCTCGTTTAAATAGCTTTAGTGCTACTCGGTTGCGTTAAATGCTACTTAGTTGCGTAGCGGGCTTCGTTTGCTTTGTTCATCTGCTCGGCGGTCATCACACCCTTGGCGCCGATAGACATCGTATCGATGGTATGCACCAATTGAGATGCGCGCCTGGCTTTCATCGTTTCCGATAGAGCCTTGAACAGCACTGCGTCATCCGTGATGCCGTCGAAGGTCTTGACCAGATCAGCGCCGTCCTTCGTTTTGGTGAATACAGCAACCGATTCCTTGATCAGATCGCCGTCCGTGGTGAGGCCGGGCGCCAAAATTTCAGCGCGCGACAACACATCGGCATCAGCGTTCTTGGAGGAAATGATCACTTTCGACGCGGCATCGGCAGCTGCGGCAGTCACAGCGGCTGCATCAGCAGCGGCGGTCGATTTCTGCTCCAAGAGCTTGGCCAAAGATGCCTCGATAATGTCGAGACGGCCTTGCAGCGGATCAGCCGCATCGGCAGCCTTCGGAGTGGTGGCAACGACTGCAGTGGTAGTGCCGGGGTTAGCACCCTTGTCGCCCGCTTCCACTTCATCGGCCATGCCAAGAAGCGTAGCCAACATTTCTTCGATACGGGCAACACGTGCTTCCATGTCGCCCGCGCCTGCATCTACTTCCGCTGTTCCGGGCATGGCCTCATCGACCGCGCGCCCGAGCAGCGTCATAAGCATTCTTACGCCTAATTTGCCTTTCATAGTTTTGCTCCTAGGGAGGTTATCGGGCGCAGAGTCCCGGACAGCTATTCCGGCGCCGTTACGGCCTTTACGGACTAGCGCAATGTGGTTGCCCACAATGTTCGTTTGACGGCCCTTCCCTGGGGCCGTCTGTATGTAATCGGCATCATAGCCTAATGATACTTGGCGAAGGCCGAGCTTTTCAACGAGTTCGATAGCGCCCTCGTCAAAAATCAGCAAATCCGCCATCAAATTCATTGCATCTTCGCCGTCGCCCGGACGGACGTTCTGCATGTGACCTTGTGCCACTTCCCGCCAGTTCTCCGATGTAAGGAAATCGGACGGGTGGCCAACGGTGACTGCTTTGCCTTCAAAACTCGCTATCGTTGCCGGATTGAACAGGTCTTCCGATGTACGGGCGATGCGCACTACGCCATCAAGTGGCTCGATAACGTCCTTGCCGGTCTTAGGATCAACAAGCTCACCAGCAGCATACATCAACTCGCCTGGGCGGGCGATCGGGACATTCAAACACAGCAAGAACCCTTCCGGCGTGCGGTGCATGTTCTCGCTGATGCACGACTCGACAAAGTACTGCATGGCGTTTTTAGGCACGCCTGCCATGTCATCGAGTGTTCTGATTTTGAATGTCATACCGATATCCTACGGGTTGACTGTAGTGTTGATAAGAACGCCCGTCATCGATGCGGACAAAGTAATGTCCCCAATAGTCGATTTGCACGCTAAACGTACATCAATCGGACCTTCGCCAGCGCACAGGCACAAACAATCAATTTGAAAAGTGCTAGCCCCTATAACCCAAGTAGCTGCGCTGAAAACGTTCCCGAACCCGGTAGATGCAGCCGGTTTCGATTGCAGCGATAAGGCAATGCTATCGTCGCCGTATCCGATCATACTGCCCGCTACAGATTGAATAGCCAACCTGTAACCAGCAGGGACCGAATAACGAGCCGTGCGCGACCGGGTTTCACCTGCTTCGATGACAGCATATACACTGGCCCCGTTCACGGCGCTGACGACACCGACTATATCGCCCGATGCGCGAGCAATGCCGTTGATACGAGACAGCACACCAAGGGGGACAGGCGTGACGCCGTTCAAAACTACATCAAACGGCGCGAGATAAGTTGCATTCGGGCCTAAAGCCCATACGCGGATGGTAATGCCTACGTCCGCAGCACTGGTGCTGGCAATCGACACCGCTAAGCCGGCCAACGGCGGGATAACGGTCGGCACCGGTTCGACTGTAACAAGAGTATCCGCAACTGTGACACCTACGCCACCCATCGAGACCTGCGATGCTCCTGGGACCCGGCCCATGATCAAGTCCAACTGGCTGAAGCTTATGTCCGAAATGTTCGGCTGCAGTTGCACAGAAGCATCAGCACCGACAGACCGGCCCCAAAGGCGGTCGGTTTTTGCCAGAATCAGCGGAACGCTGTCGCGCAAGGCCATGCCCGATGTTTCGTCAGTCGGGGCAACCGCACTTGCTCCTACATAAATCTGTGCGCCGCTACCGGCAGACATCGATATGGACCCGGAAAACGAGCCACTGACGCTTGCGTCATAAATCAACGACCAAGCGACTCCAAGTTGTACGGAAGGTTTTGTGCTCATTCTGCATCTCCAATGATTGGCTCAGGGTAGCAACGACAGTTGTATATCTGACCTGCATGCGTAACAGTGCCGTCGCTTAAAGTAGGCGGCTCATCCCAAGCAATCACTTGTCCTTCCATTTCTGCATGACTTTCGCGTACGGCTGCGTCATCGGCAGTGCGCCATACATAATGCGTCGAATCAACCGAGGCTGAACGAGCCTGAGTCATTACAGAATTTGCCTTGGCTACTTCTGTGCGGGCGATCAAAGTGGCGCGGCTCTCGGTCACTTCGCCGCTGCGAGCAATTTCTTTCGCCACTTCATCTGCGCGGCGACCGCCAGTAGCGGCCTGCAATGCCAAATCCTGGGCGCGTACGCCGGCCTCTAACGGCAACGAAGTGATCAAGGTCACTTGCTCTTGCTGCAGCATTTTGGCTATTGGCAAATTCTCATCAGCACGAATCTCTTTGCTGATGGTCTTCGATTGCGACCGCCAATCGCGGTAGTTGCTCGAATTGACCTGGGCAATCATCTTGTTGGCCACGGTCTTTGCCCACGGGCCGAGCGACTCTGCGTATGCGGTCAATGCTGCATCTAGGCCGGGGCGGAGAATAGCGCCGTCCTGATAAAGGCCGATGATATGGCCGACCTGCTTGGCGACCCGGCGCAATTGGCGGTTATATTCAAGCTCCGTGTTTTTCGGCGCTTTGAATTTCGCCTTTTTGCCGTCCAGGGTCAAGGCTCTCATTTTGACAGCCACTGCTTGATATACGCTGCCGCCCGCCCGACCACGCCCGGCGCTTGTTCAACAGCAGGTGCGCCATTTGGTGTCGCCGGCAACACGGCAGCCGGGGGTGGTTGGCTCTCGGCCTCAGCAATGGCCTCATCCGTTATATTCGTGAAGATGCCAGTTTCGGCGGACGCCTGACGCAGCTCTTTCATCGCCGTTGCATTGTCGATGATACCGGCCTCAACAACACCAACAACGATTTCGGCGATGCCTTTGGCATTCAGCACTTTGTCGTTGGCCGTGGGCTGTTTCAGCGGGTTGAACTTAAACTGTACGCCAGCCGGCAACGGCTTGCCGAGCAACGACCGACATGCGATTTCAAGCAGCGTTTGGATCGGCGTGCGCATCGTCGATTCTTGCTGCGCATTGATGTTATCGCGGTACATGTCCATGTCCGCTTCGCCAGTGTTGTTCAATCCAGCTGGCGACTGGCCATAAAAGCGCATCAACGGTACGCCGATTGCGCCCGATACCTGCTGTGCGAACTGCAGAATCATGTCCGCCAGCCCGGCGAAAGTGTTGGTACTGGTCTTGTACTCGTCGTTTTTGTCCAGCAGCGTAATACCTTCGTTCGTCTGCATCTGGCGAACGTAAGTGAACATCTTCAACAGATTTTCTTCGGCAGGACCGCCCATCGACAGGATGTCACGCAGTCCCTCGATCCCGATCAAACGCAAATGCGCTTTGTCGATCAGATTGGCCGCACCCATGGTGGCGGTGTCAAACGCCAAGAGCCGGTCGTAAAAACGCTCAACAATAGACTCGCCCCAATATTGCTCCGTCATCGCTTGGTATGCAGGCAACTTGACGCCGATCTGGCGAATAACACGGCTGTAATGGACCGCTTGTCCGAACTGCATCGCCTGACTTGCGGGGTCGTAGCTCGTAACGATACGGTAGTACATCGGCAGGCCGATCATCGGACCGGACGGAATAAACTGCGTCAAATCCGGCTGCAGCATCCAGCGGTCATACACCGCCAAACCTTGGAACTGGCCCTGGCCTATGGTGTCGACCCGCAAAGGAGTCGCCAAATCCTGGCCTTCGATCTGGATGATGGCCAGCGCGCCGCCATATAACCGGCCCCATTTGGTAGTGTCAAGCAAGGAATCCCAGATGCCAAGCTGGTTGAACCCGGCCTGGATGTCTTCAATCTCGCCCGGCTCCAAATCACCGGATATCTCGATGCCGGCACGGGTCATGTCTTCCGCAACAGCGTCTACGGCAACGCCCACTACCCAATTCTGGCGGTAAGCCCACTCCAGCTTGATGCGGTTACGGGTAATGATTTCGGACGGGATATAAGTGCCTGCCGACATGGAGTTGTTAGCTCCATAGCCTGCGCGCTGTACGAGGTTTGCAAATCCGTCGCGGGTTTGCACAACCTCTTTGCCGGCTCTTTGTCGTTGCCGCTGGCGTCTGGTCAAGACATGTTCTCCCACAGCTGGGCGGGATTGGTGCCGCCTAGCATGTCATCAACCGCGTCGAACATCGGGTCGATTTGGTCATCGAAAGCGTGACTATCGTCCGCCGTGAAAGATTCGCATTCGGAAATGAACTCTTCGACCCAGGGCGCATCCTCGGGAATCCAAACGCAGCCAGATTCTAGGAAGGGGGTGACATCCTGGGACCGCAGGTATTTGTCCTTGTTCCGCTGCTGTGCGTATACAGGGATAGTGCCTTTCTTCTTGATGCTTTGAATAAGGCCGGTGCCGCTAACTTTGTCCTCGATCCGCATCTGACGCAATGCGCCATACAGCAGGGGATCGGCGGCCTTGTGCTTGTTCCAGAAGTCAAGAGCGTTGCGCAGCAGCTCCGGCGCTTCCCATTTGTCACGTTTCAGGTCGAGCAGATAGATGCCGCCGTCAACGCCCATGCCCCAAGTCTCGAAGACGCTGTAGTCATGCCGCTCTTGGGTCTTCTGCGCGGTGTCCACATAAATCTTGCGGTACTTCAAGCGCGGCAGCATCTTGTAGCGACGGAACCACATGCCTTTGATGATGTCGCCGCCCGGTGGCGTCGGCTTCTGGTTGTACTGCCCACTGAACGCGTACGCTGATTTTTTCTTCATGGCTTTCAGCGTCGGTAAATCATGCTTCGCCGGCCACAGGGCGCGTTCGGTTTCGAGTCCCTCATCAACGATGGCCGGCATCGAGCGTACAAACCACTTCATGTCTGTATCTTTCAGCAGCTCCGCAGTGAAATCATCCTCATGGATGCGCTGCATCGTCAGAATCGTGGGGGTGCGCGGGCTATTGCGGCGTGACTTGATTGTTTCTTCCCAGCGGCGATTGATCGCCTTGCGTACGTTGTCGTGGCGTGCGTCATCGGGCTTGAGCGGATCATCGATCAGCAGCGCGCCGCTGAATACGTACTTGCCCGTTTCCGGGTTGTACTCGTCCATCCGCCCGGCGCCGAAACCTGTAACCGCACCGCCAGCCTGGGTAGCATAAAACTGGCCGTTTTCTTGGGTGGCCCATGCTCCCTTGGCATCCTTGCTCAGGCGAATGCTAAGTTCAGGCCATAGCTGGCGGAATTCAGTTGATTTGATGATTTCGCGAATCGAATCGGAATTCTCAAGCACCAAGGGGTGGGCGTAGCTGAGGTGGATAAACTCGCACCGGGCATTTTTGATGTAGCACCACACCGTGAACATGATGATAACAAGTTCGGTCTTGCTGTACCGGGGCGGTACGTTTAAGATGTAGTTCTGAATCTCGCCCCGGTAGACGGCCATAAGGTCGTCAGCAATGATCTGGTGGTGGTCGTTGAATATGAACTTGGTGCCTTTGCGGGCCTTGAATAAGTACCTTGCGCAGAAACCAAAGTCGTCCTCACAGCGCTGCTTGATGCGCGCCAGTAGGGCAACCTGATTGATTTCAATAGCTTGCGTCAAGGGCCGCATCCAATACAGCTTTCTGATCGTTTGTCAACTTCACATCGTTCAAACTTACGTGAACATTGACCGCCGTCTTCGGTTCTTCTTTGTAGAACCCTGTGGACCGGGCCATATCGCGCAGTGCGCTCACAGCCTCCGGCCCATGAAACTTAAGTACAGAAATTTCGTTGCCGTCTTTATCGAGCGTGTTGATCTGCTCTTCCCCCAGCAGCCGACCATACAGGCTCAGGTATTGGGATTCGATAAATGCGGCGCTGATCAGCGAGTAGTGCTGCTTTTCCGCGTTCAGGTATTGGATGAATTCCTGGACCAACGGCTTTTGAAAGGTTCGGCGGGCGACGGTCCGTGCGATGCTGGCCGCGTCAGCCGCCTCATAGATGTTGTAGGTGGTTATGTACTCATAGCAGAAGTGTTTATGCTGTGTGCACAAATCCGGAAAGCCGAGAGCCTTCTGCTCTTCCAAGTAGGCTTTTAATTCGACTGGACTCTGCTCGTAGAGCTTCGAAACGTTGTCCATGGCGGTACCTCAACATCCGACTAAGGAGAATGCGCTCGCGGACCTGCAAGCAGCCAAGTTGCTCCATGTGCTCGACCCGCTGTTTTGGCAACGGCTTGTCAAGATACGGATCGTAACCCGGCTCCCCTCGCGGGATTCGGTACGGATCGCAGTCTGTATTGAGCAACGGGTCATGTCGGTATTTTTTCATCGGAGTCGGCCCCAAGGCGGGGAGGCAGCTGGGCGAAGTTTACCACGACCGGCGTTTCGTGTCAAGTTTCGCAAGGAAATTGCCGGCTCTTCCTTCGTAACATACGCTCGCGCGTGAGGTTGCACATTCACCCGACGAACGGTATTGCAAACCTGTTTTGCGTATGCTATAATTTGGTTGTAAGTTTAATCAACCAGGAGACATAGCATGACCTTTTCCGAAGAGTTCGCAGTAGCGGTAGTCCATCACCTGATGCAAATGAAAGTTTCGTTCGACCTGACGTTTAAGGACGGACGCTGTGTGATAAACACCAACGATCCGGCTGAACTGCTGACGGCCTCCATCATGGCCAAGCGGTCGCCCCGGTAAACGAGCCGACGAACGGTAGTTGCAAAGCTTTTTCAACTGTGTTACAATTTCTACATAGGGTGGCAATAAAGCGACCCGCACTGAGGATACAAATCATGGCACTGCGCATCGATCATCTGAACAAGAAACTGGCAGCTTTTGGCGTAACTCTGATTCGCGAAGATGACCTGGACAACTTCATGATGGTCCATGTCGACGGCGAAACACAGGAAGTAGAGGACGTCGAAAGGATCAACGACTGGACCGAAGCTGAATGGATGGCAGCAGCTGAGCAGTTTGCCTCTGAGCAGGTCCTTGAGGAAGGCGAAGAAGAGGACGAGGAAGGCAACAAAATGTCGCTGACCCTCCTCAAATACCGGGGCGGTTACGTCAAGGCAGTCAGCTACACCAGCGGCCCGACACTCGACAACGGGGATGCAGTGGCCCAGGCATTGCGTGGCCACAGCCCTGAGCAAGTTTGCGCCATAGCTGACGCAATCTTCGGCGAGCCGATCGGCACGCATTTCGAGCGCTGGATACACCTGAACATAGGCCAGCGCCGTATGAATGCCGGCAACCGCCTCCGTGCCGCCGCCAAGAAGGACGAAAGCATTCTGGAATCCATCCAGAAGCTGATCGGCAACAAAGCACCGGACGCGGCCAAGTGACCGCAGCTCCGGACCGCGCGGGTGGCGTCTCCTCGGCCCTCCGAGATAGGACGACGCCCGCGCCGGTATATCGGGCGCGGGTCGACCTTCGACGCGCTCTCAGACGCGGGAGAGTCCCTCGGACGTTGGTTTAGGACAAAGATTGCTCCACTTCAAATTCTCGCGGTTCCCGTCCTTGAAATAAATCCCCCAGCCCTCCGGCAAGTTGTTTTTCTGCATCAGCAAAAACGCTATGTGCGACGCCCGGCGCGGTTTGCCCCTGATAGTCAAACACGCATGTTTGGCCCCGCCGCTGCTCCCGGACTGCCTCAAGACCGGTTTGCGAATCATCCCGCGCTTATGAAGATACGAAACTTCTTTGACTGTTATGAAGTCCCCGGTTTCCGGTATGTAGGAATACAACTCCGCGCACTCTTTGTAGGTTATGGACACCATAGATGCTGCCGCTAAGGTCATACAAACTCCTGATATAAACAAGCCCGGAGCGAATCTCCAAGGTCAGTTCACATTCTAACACTAAAGGCCACGTGCTGTCAAGATAAGGTGTACGCCCTATCTCCTGGGCCATCCGTCTCCTAGTTCTCTTTTGCAAGCGGGATATAATCTTGAATTGTTGAATATGGTCCAGCTTCGGACATAGTTACAGACATATTCAGAAGCCGCGCCCCGCGCGGACCGGTCCAGCTGGGATCGCGGTCCGACCTTCGTCGAATACGGCGGGCGAGCGAACGAGCCACGGAATCTCCAGGGATAATCCCACAGCACCAAGATGTGGCACGGCGCTTGCTGGTGGGGAATCCGGCTCTCTTGTACTTCGCTTTTTCTAAACTTTTTTTAGTAGTGGTCCGGACCGGCTGGACCGATGCCCGACAGCCCGCGTCGTTCGGGGCCTCGACTATGGTCCACGGGCGGTCCACGAGCAACGTTCGGCGCTGGACCATCGGCCTCTGACGTTCAAGAATGGGAAGAAGCGGTATCCTTCAGCTTCGAGCATGTCTCGGAGGCTCTCGGGCACATCAAGAAGAACAGGAGAGAGTATACCGCTCGTCGGCTCGCGCCGGTAAGGAGACGCGTCTGCTTGTGCCGGCCATTTTCGCCCCGCGCCCTCGACCCGCTTCCATCGTTTGCGCAGCGAGCCGACGAACGGTATATTCTCTCGGCGCTTCGGCTGTGTTATAATGGCTGTCAGTCGCCGCTCCTTGGTGTTGTCAGAATTCGGAGATAAGTAATGGAAACGTCAATTTCGTTCCGATGGGCCAAAAAATTCAAGGCTTGTTCCGATGGTTATAAAGCAGTTTCCGAAGGATTGCTCGGCGATAGCAATTATGGTATGGAGACACCGATCCCGCTATCATCCGTTCTTAAATACGCCGGCATCCGCAACACGTTTTGGTGTATTCGCAGGCTGAAGATATCGCCGGAACAGCAGAAAGATATCCGTCTGTTCGCCGCAGATTGCGCAGAACGAGTATTGCCTATATTCGAGGCCAGGCATCCTGATGATAAACGGCCGCGTCAGGCAATCCAAGCAGCAAGAGATTTCATTGACGGTAAGATAGGTCGTGCTGCTGCTTATGCTGCTGCTGCTGATGCTGCTGCTGCTTATGCTGCTGCTGCTGATGCTGCTGCTGCTTATGCTGCTGATGCTGCTGCTGCTGCTTATGCTGCTGCTGATGCTGCTGCTGATGCTGCTGCTGCTTATGCTGCTGCTGCTGATGCTGCTGCTGCTTATGCTGCTGCTGCTGCTTATGCTGCTGCTGCTCGAAAAGATGAGCGGGATTGGCAAACCGAAAAGTTGATGGATATCTTAGTATCTTGGGAACTTTTGTATGCCGACAAAGCACATAGTTAAGATTCAAGTCTCGCTATCGGGCGGACTTGAATCCCTCATATACAATAAGGACCGAAGTATCGAGTTCCAAGCAGTATTGCCCTCCAACATTGCTAAACAGATGGAGGGCGAGTTCAAAAAGTTTTTCCACGCGCTGTATTACGAAAAGATTCAGAATCTCGAAATATTGGGCGTGGCCCCTGGACAGGAATGGTGATCAGGAGCGCAGTCACTACATCCAAATCCCGAATTGAGGACTGTACAGATGTCTAAGCGAAACAAACCAAGCCAATTGCCGAGTAATCCCAGCACCACCAAAATCCTACAGCTGTACGGCTCGGCGCTGAATGGCGACGGTTCCGGCTGTCAAGACTATACGAATACGTTTGAATTGAAAGGCGTGACCCTGGTTGACGACAGATATCTTGCGACACTGGTCCACCAAAGTCAGCAAAATATCCGGCTCCTGGAAGCCTTGGTGCGCTTGATGAACAACGACTGCCCCCTGACAGGCGACCCCACTTATGAGGAGTTAGTAGAGCATTGGGAGTACGAGAGGTCTGTCGGTCGCGGCGGAGCTGACGACCAATTGTTTGCTTTGTCCGTCATAGCTGAAGTTGATTTGTCTGAAATTAAATCGCGCATCCGCTCGGTCAGAACTAAATAGGAGTACATAATCAGATGAATGAGAAAATCAAGATCGAGCAGCGGCACTTCGATGCGCTGGCCTATTGCGCACAGCGAGCAATGCCGACAACAGCAGCAACGATCGCCGAAATTTCTGTAGCTATACAGGGGCTGCGGGCTGATAATGATAGGCTGCGGGCGGCGCTTATTAAGCTGCGCGAAGACGCCTACAATGCGTGCGCGGACTCATCATGTAACGAGGCTTTCGCTATTGCCGATGCAGCCATCGGCGCAGGGCCGATGGCGATAGAACTACCTATTGCCCCGCACGCCATCCGGATCGCGCATGAGAACCCAGGCAAGTATGTCAGATATCAGATTGACTTCTGGTCGGAAGGCGGTGAAATACAGGTCAGTTGCGATACCGTATCCATGGCGAACGATCCCGCAGGGTCTGTTATGAAGTGTGCCGTGTGCGGGGATGAGTTCGACCAGTCTGTATTGGCACAGGTTGTGTTGCATGAACATAAAGGAATGTCGCAAGTCTCTGCTACTCAAGGCACGATAACTGGCCGGCTGTCCGGCAAGACTTATACACAAGAACAATCAACAAATGTTAAGGAAATCGGCTACGAGTATAAGACCAATTCGCTCGTTGTGATTTACAGGAACGACAAGCGGTATCGGTACCTCGGTGTTCCCGAGTCGGTCTTTAAGGAAGCTTGCGAGGTCGACTCTATCGGCAAGTTCTTGGCTGTGGCCATAAAAGGAACCTACAGGTTTGAACAAATAAGCGAGGTTTGAACGTTGAGAACTAAACGCAAGCAATTGCCGTGGATGAAGACTGTTCAGGTCGGGGATGTTATAATCTCTGGCCGTGGAACCTATAGAATAGTGCGCCATGTATCCAGGTTCAGTGATGGAGATTTGCGCTCAGTTGATCTCGCCATATTGCGATGTTCGTGGACCGAAAGACCGTACACTGTTTTGGGTTATACGGATTTATGCAATAACAAATACAGTGCTGCTGGTGTTCAGATTAAATTAGACGCCGGGATTGACAAATTGTTGGAGCAGCATATCAATAATCCCAATCTGCGAAGTTTGTGCTGTTGCGATGTCAAAGGAATCAGATGAATAATCATTATCGCAATAGCGTGGCTTGTCCGGTTTGCGGCCACAAGTTTTATGTCATGCGTTGGCGGTCCAGCGCTGGTCAGATGAGAGTTACTTATTGTCCCGGCCACGGTGGCCGTGTTAAAATGATGGCTAAACCGATTATAAGGATCGAACAATGAAAACCAAACCTATCCCGATATCCGCCGCCAAACACGTGGCGAATGCGTACGGCTACGATCAGGTGATTATCATCGCTCGAAAAGTGGGCGGTAATGAACATGTCACTACCTACGGCGCTACGCAGGAACATTGCGATGTCGCGGCCCGCATCGGCAATTTCATCAAACACAAAATCATGAGGTGGCCGGAGAATGAACTGTGAGTTATTTTCCGTGCCGGTGCGCCAAATGCCGCAGTCGCCGTACATTATCCATGCACCCCGACATGTACGAGCGGCGTCCTTGGTGCTGTCGGTATTGGGACAAACATAAGAAAGCATATCGGCGCAGTTATTACGTTCTCGATAAACACAGGCAACAACAGCATAAATTGCGGGCCGACAAAAGGACAGACCCAGGGCCGACTTGTTACTGCGCTGCTGCCCCCCGGTCGAGACGGCAGCAATATGCCGCATAGGGCCGGCAGTCTGAAAACATGCGAAAGATATGGAGTACCTTTTTGATGAGTGATCGTTGTTCATGTTGCGGAAGACTGAAATCAGGTGAAGGTGCCATCAACTGGTTTCTTGATGAAGTTCACGGCGGCTTTCTTATTCGGGCGTACTCTGTCGGCGGTGAATTGCAGTTACACCACATAATTCAACATAAAGAGTTGGATGAAAGCGATTTCCCGGCGCAAATCTGTATGGCCGTGATCGGCGAAATGAAACGGCAAATCGAAACAGCGCTCCTTACTGTTCTCCCGACGAACGGTACTTCACACTAAGTTGGCGGCATGTTATACTGGACCACCGCTCATTGTTCCGACCATAAAGGAAACCCTCATGTCTTATAAAGATCAACGCCAAGATTTAGTCCCTGCCGGAAGTTCGCAAGACAATCGCTCCACGCTCGACGGCTCCAAGTGGCACCATGACGTCCCCGCCCTAGCAATCATCAAACTCAAAGAAATCAGCGCCGAAATCAACGGCGTTGTTGATGAAGCAGCGGCATCTATGGCCAAGGCACAGATCAAGGTTGGGCGTCTGCTGAATGAAGCCCGCGCGTTGATCCCCGGCGACCTGCAATTCGGCAAGTGGCGCGAGTTGAACACCACGATCACCAACAAATCGACCGCCAACAAGCTGATGAATCTTGCACGCCAAGTAGGCGAGGGCCGAATCACGCAAGATATGATGGACACCCTGCCGGTGTCGACGCTTAAAGAGCTGATTTCCGCGCCGGATAGCGTGCTGGAAAGCGTAGCCCAGGCCATCAAGGAAAATCCTGAGGCCGCGCCGACCCGTACAGATGTACGCGAGCTTGTGAAAGCCGAAAAGGTCGAGGAAGTCATCGAAGAGGTGATGGCGGAAACTGCCGCAGAAATCGAAACTGCTGTGTCGCCTGCACCCCCCAAGAAGACCGTTGCCCCGTCCGCGCCGATGGCGCCTCCGCGTGTGGACACCCGCAAGGCAATCGATGACGCCCTGGGCAAATCGTTCAGAGAACGCCTTAAAGCTGGCAAGCCGTATGCTGCCTGCTCTCCTTTGGAGTGGGCATTTATCGTGTTCGGCTTGGAGCCTGATCCCGCCAGCTACCCGAGTCAACAGGTCATCGACATTCTGTCCGAAGCATATCTGGACATGGCCGATGCCGAAGAGCACGAAATCATCCTGAAAGCACAAGAAACTATCATGAGGCAATATTGACATGAAAATCGGACGGCTTGAAATCACGGCCAGTCGTTTTCCCAATCAAGGATACGGCTGGTTTCCGCACAAGAACGGCAAAGGACCGAAGGCAGTGCTCAATCCGAGCGGCGCCCGCTTTGGCGGCGGATGGGCTTACAAACTCGGCGTAAGCGTCGGCATGGGTCCGAATCCGACGATCCTGGTCGACCTGCTGTTCGGTATCATCAGGATCAAAGTCAACCAACGAGTACCAAAAGCACCAAAAGCGAACTGTACGGAACAACCGAAAGAATACCATTCCCGGTAAACAAGGAGCAATAGCAATGAAGCCAAACGTCAAGATATTGGATGTAGAATCAACCGATAACGACCCAGCAACATGCGAACTCATCGAGGCCGCTTGGTACCCCAACAGCTTCGATTACATAGGCGACCCGCTGGACGAGTACAACATCAACTTTGTGTCGTACGCCGAGCGGTTCTGGCCGTCGAAAGAAATCAAATTCGGCGCAATGGCAACTCACCATATCCACAAAATCGACTTGCTTGGTTGCCGCAAAAGCTCCGAATTCGTAGCGCCCGATGCCGACTACTACGTCGGTCACAACATCGATTTCGACTGGCAGATTATGGGGTCGCCGGATGTAAAGCGCATCTGCACGCTGGCCCTGTCCCGGTTCCTGTTGCCGGAACTCGACAGCCACCGGCAGGATGCCCTGATTTACTACTTTGCCGACCAATGGCAGGAACACGACCGGATTGTTTCGGCCCGCCATGATTTGCGCCATGCGCACGAGGCCGCTGCTGATGTTCGGTTTTGCATGCGCAATCTAAGCGACTTGCTGCATCTGGCCAGCGCCAAGGGACACGATGTCAGCACTTGGGAAAAGGTGTGGGAGCTGAGCGAAATAGCACGTGTCCCGGTGGTGATGGGCTTCGGCAAGCACAAAGGCACACCGATTGCTGATGTCGATCCCGGCTACGTGCGTTGGTATCGCCGGCAGGATGAAACCGACCCGATGTACCTCAAAGCCTTCGACATGGCAGGGTTTTAACATGAACCTTTGGCCGAAAAGGAAGGTTAAAAGGCCGATGGCCTCTACGCCGGCAGGGACCATACACAACCAGGAAGTCCTGATCAAACATCTTAGGTTTTCCTTGTTTGTTTATCAGGTCCTGACTGTCGTCTCTCTTGGTGTTGTTATATGCCAAGCCATCTGGCTGTGATTAGGTACATTCATAAATGCCCCGAATGTCGCAAGATGCCGCGCATTCGGGAGACGACCGCTGACGGGTACTTCATCGCCTGCTGCCTGACGGCGAGTCGCTATTCGACAGAGCCGCTGACCCGTGATGGCTGGAACGAACTCGCGGCCAAGAAGTGGATTCTTAAGTCGTCCGACGAACGGTAGATTGACACCGTTTTCTGGCCGTGGTATAATTCGAGTTGTTGGGGGCATGTGGCCCCATTCCTTAAAACAGAGAGAGGCTCTATCATGACCGCAGCACAAGCATCGACCGAAAACGCAGAATCCACCTCCAGCGCCGTGCGCATCCGCCCGAACCTGATCGGCTATGCCACCGCCAAATCCGCATCCGGCTCCAGCACCAAAATCTGCGGCGACGCAGTATCGGTTGCCCTGGTCGGCGCGACCCTCGACGAAACCTACGTCTTCGTAGCTTCGGTCGTCGGCATCGGCGAAGACGTACTGCGCGAGAAGTACAGCAAGGCGAACCTTGGCCAGCAACGCATGTTCCTGGGCAACCTGATCCGTGGCGCCCTGGGCGGCAAGGACAAGGAGAAGGCCGCACGCGTGGAAGCCGCCTTCGAAGCCGGTCTGCCAGCCTTCCGCGAAGGCGTTAACACTCGCTTGGAAGCCGAAGCTGCCGAGACTGCTGCCAACAAGCAGGCGCTGGCTGACGAGCGCGAAGCCAAGGCCAAGGCCAAGGCGGACGAAAAAGCCGCTGCCAAGGCCGAAGCCCAGGCGAAGAAGGACGCCGAGAAGGCCACCGCCGCCGCGAAGGCGAAGTAGTCGCCACTGTTCGGGCCGACCTGCTGTAAGGGGTCGGCCCGATCTTTAAGGAAAATGTTTGTGATTGTACAACTTCCTGAATATCCCGGATATAGCGTCTCAGATGCCGGTTTTGTGATCGGCAAATCTGGGAGGGTTCTGTCACCGAAAGTTTCTAATCGCGGGTACAGGGAAGTGTGCCTAATGCTTGACGGGATCAGGCTCATGCGCTCAGTTCATCGTCTGGTGGCGCAAGCTTTTGTGGACAATCCAGACGACAAGCCGCAGGTGAATCACAAAGACGGCAACAAAGACAATAATGCCGCAGATAACTTGGAATGGATGACTAACGATGAAAATTTTGAGCACGGAATAATCGTCGGGCTGGAGACTGCAAAACGGCCAGTGGTTGCCGTCCCGAAAATTCCCGGCTTAGGGTACTGGTTCCCGTCAGTTCGCGATGCAGATCGATTCGGTTTCGACAGAAGCCATATAATGGGTGTGGTCAACAACAAATACTTGTCCCATGGAGGATACCGTTGGTATGAATAATCGCGCACAAGACATATGCTGGGTCGGCGATCCGATGCAGCATCAAATAGATGGCGTGAACGCCGCCATGAACGTGAACGAGTTTGCTTTTTTTTGGGAACCGGGCGGAGGGAAAACATACGCAACCATTCATTTAGCTAAAGGCCGCCACGCAGCCGACGAAATAGACCTAGTGATGGTTATTTGCCCTAATTCCATCAAGAGCGTGTGGGAGACGGAGCCGCTAAAATGGATGGGAGCTGAGCCGTATTCCGTCCAAGTCCTGAGCGCAGGCGACGTCCCGACCAAGCCCAAGGCCCCCGGCCTGGAGTTCCTGATAGTGGCCGTTGAGAGTCTATCCCAGGGTCGCGCATATGAACGAGTGATGGCCTATATCAAAGACCGCAAGGTCATGTGTGTCATGGACGAATCGTCACGGATCAAAAACCCGGCTGCCGAGCGCACCAAGAAAGCGACCAACATAGCTTGGAGCTGCTATTACCGGCTGATCCTCACCGGCACCCCCGTTACCCAAGGCCCGCATGACCTGTTCGCGCAGTTCAGATTCCTTAACCCCGAGATTATCGGCATCAAAAAATGGACGGTGTTTAGGTCCAGATATTGCGTGATAGGCGGTTTCGAAAATCGACAGATTGTCGGCTATCAAAACCTCGAAGAGTTGATGGAAAGGATAAGACCGAGCTGTCAATATGTCCGCTTGGAAGACTGCGTGGATATCCCAGCCAAGATTTATCAGAAAGTGTCAGTGCCGTTGTCGCCGGAACAAAAATCCGCTATTCGAGAGCTGAAGGAAGAAGGCTCTATAGTGGTCGAATCCCTTGGCGTTGAGCTGTATGTAGATATGGCCCTGGAGCGGATGACGCGAATTCAACAAATAGTGGGCGGCAGTCTACCGTACATTGATGTCGAAAACGGCGGCTATGAAACGATGCCAATGCCGGGCAAGAATCCAAAGATGGAGGCAATGTTCGATTATATCGAGTCCCTCGGCGAGGGTGAAAAATGTCTGATATGGGCGAGGTTTACTCCGGAGCGTGATCGCATAATGGAGCGCCTTATCAAGGAATATGGCGAGAATTCCGTTGTCAGATACGACGGCAAAATTTCAGACGCAGATCGGAAAATAGCAGTAACAAGGCTCCAAGAAGACCCGGATTGCAGATTCTTTCTGTCGAACCAAACAGTGGGCGGCATCGGATTGACGCTGACGAAGGCCAAATATTCGCTGAATTACAGCAATACGTTTAGTAGCGAAGACCGCGTGCAAATGGAAAATCGAAACCATCGCACCGGGCAGAAAGATCATTGCGTCTATGTAGATTTCGAGGCGGATGTAAAAGAGGATAAAATGATCCTCAAAGCTTTGTTTGAAAAGAAATCCCTCAGTGATATGGTGAGGGAATCAATCGAAAACCGCGACAGCGTTTGATTCCCCGACGAACGGCACTTGACAGCGCGACTGCTGGCGTGGTATACTAACCAACAGTCTGGAGATTCGCTGTCCTCAACCTTGCTTGGAGATAAAAATGGCACAAATCGATGAAGTTGTAGAGGACATGGATCAAGAAAAGGCATGGAAACAAAAATACGAAAAAATGCCGTACAA